CGCACCAATACAACGAGATTATTAAAAGGATTGAAGACAGCAAGGTTGCTCACGAACGTGCGGTTCGTGAACTAAAAGTTGCAAAAGCAAAACGTAGGAAACAACTCAAAGAGTTTGCGCTTTATACTTTTATTGCTTTTGTCACATGGTGTTTAGTGATGGCCGTAATTTACGTTTATTTGAAATTATGAATGCAAAAAAACTAGAACCAGATTCGGATTATGCGGACTACGACACTGATGGCGATGGCGTGGTGTCTGATGATGAGCTTGAGACGAGCAAAGAACTTCAGAGCTTGCGCCTTCAGTTTGAGCGAGCCAATGCTCAGAAGACAATGGCATGGTTTAGTTTGTGGGGAATGTTGCTGTATCCCAGTCTAGTCGTTTGTTCAGCGTGGATAGGACTGGAGCAAGCAGCAGGAATCCTGGGGGACATGGCCTCTGTGTACTTTGTGTCCGTAGCAGGTATCCTAGCTGCATTCTTTGGCGCTCAAGCTTGGTCGAATAGGAATAGCAAATGAGTATCGTCAATGCACTAATAGGCCCGGTGTCTGGCTTGCTCGATAAATTCATCGAGGACAAAGATCAGAAGAATGCCCTAGCCCATGAGATCGCTACGATGTCGGAGCGACATGCTCACGAAGCACTCAAAGGCCAGTTGGAAATCAACAAGGTCGAGGCTGCTCACAAGAGTTTGTTCGTGGCTGGATGGCGACCGGCCATAGGTTGGGTGTGTATGCTCGGGCTGCTATACAACACGATCATTGCTAATGTCCTCTCTATCTGGATCGAGGTTCCAGAAGTAGACACAACGCTGCTAGTACCCGTGATGATGGGCATGTTGGGTCTTGGCGCGATGCGCTCATATGAGAAGGTCAATCATGTGTCGAGGGAGAAATGAGTAAACTCATCGAAATGCTAAGACTTCATGAGGGTGTGCGCTACAAGGTGTACATGTGCTCTGAGGGCTATGAGACGATTGGCGTTGGTCGAAACATATCCGAAGGTGGGCTTGGCCTGTCAAAAGATGAGGTCGATTTTCTTTTGATCAACGACATCGAGCGCGTGCAAAATGAATTAGGCAGGAGCTTCCCGTGGTTTTCAGATCTCGATGAAGCCCGACGTGACGCGATGATAGACATAGCATTCAACCTTGGTTTGACCAGATTACGAAGTTTTGTGAACGCCCTAGAGGCGATGGCGCACGGCCAATATGACGTTGCTGCTAATGAGTTCATGGATAGCCGATGGTCCCAGCAGGTTGGTAACCGGGCCGTTGAAGTCACTGAAATGATCCGTACAGGCGAGTATCAGTAATGCCACTATCTAAGTTTATTTTTACTCCTGGGATCAACAAGGAGGGAACAGACTACACCGCTGAAGGCGGGTGGTTTGATGGCAACTTAGTGCGCTTCCGCAAAGGGTTTCCAGAAAAAATAGGTGGCTGGCAAAAATACATACAATCTTCTTATGAGGGGACAGGTAGAAAGCTTCATGGGTGGGTTAACCTAGAAGGAACCAAGCTTCTAGGGTTGGGGACTAGGTTTAAGTTATACATTCAGGAAGGCACCACCTATAACGATGTGACACCTATCAGGTCAACAACCAGTGCTGGGGATGTTACGTTTGCAGCAACTAATGGCTCTAGTACTTTGACCGTTACGGACTCAAGCCATGGCGCTGCTGAAGGAGACTTTGTTACCTTTTCTGGAGCGGCATCACTTGGCGGTAATGTTATTGCCTCTGTCTTAAACCAAGAGTATCAAATTGAGTCTGTCCCAACAGTGAACACATATACTGTTGTCGCCAAAGATACATCTGGTGACACCGTCACAGCGAACAGCAGTGACAGCGGTAATGGAGGAAGCTCTGTTGTAGGCGCATATCAAATAAACTCTGGCCTTGATGTCTTTGTTGATGGTACGGGCTGGGGCACTGGCAGTTGGGGATCTGGATCATGGGGCTCAACGACTTCGCTCACTGACTCTAATCAATTGCGCCTTTGGTCCATGGACAACTTTGGAGAAGATTTAATATCTAACCCCAGGGGTGGCAGCATCTATTATTGGGATAATAGTGACGGTCTCACAACGAGGTCAGTTGCGCTTACTGCTTTGTCAGGAGCAAATCTTGCGCCCACCAAGGGGCTCCAAGTTATCGTTTCTGACGTTGACAGGCACGTTTTAATTCTTGGGGCAGACCCGATTAATGCAGCGGGATCAGCTAGAACTGGTTCGATCGATCCATTGTTGATTGCTTTTTCTGACCAAGAAAATGCTGCCGAATGGGAGCCTAGGTCCACTAATACAGCAGGATCTCTACGGTGTTCTGCAGGGTCAGAAATAATAGGTGGGATTCGGGCAAGGCAAGAAACATTAATATGGACAGATACTGCCCTATACAGTCTTCAGTTTATTGGACCTCCTCTCACGTTTGGACTAAACCTGATCAACGAAGGGGTTAGCTTGGTAGGTCCTAATGCTGCAATTAATACGCCTCAAGGCATATTCTGGATGTCTAAAAAAGGGTTTTACAGTTATTCAGGGGCAGTAAATTCAGTACCCTGTAGCGTGCACTCTTACGTGTTTGATGACATCAATGAAGGACAATCATTTCAATTCTTTGCTTTTCTCAATAAGAAATTTAATGAGGTGGGTTGGTTCTATTGTTCTGAAGATTCAACTTCTATTGATAGGTTTGTCGCTTACAACTACGTGGAGCAGACATGGAACATTGGCCAACTGTCTAGAACGGCATGGTTGGATGAAGGCATTGTTGCTTTCCCTCGCGCTGCAGGAAAAGCGAGTTCTGTCCCATACCTCTATCAACATGAGACAGGCAATGATGACGATGGCTCGCCCATGGATAATGTGTTCATTGAGTCTGCTGATTTTGATATTGGAGAAGGAGAGGAGTTCCAATTTATTAAACGAATGATTCCTGATGTTAAGTTCACGGGATCAGGTGGCAGTGAACAACAGATAAATGTGGTGCTGAAGCAAAGGAACTTCCCGGGGAGCTCGTTGACCACTGATCAAACTAGCAGCTTTACAGCGACCACAACGAAAATTGATATGCGTGCTAGGGCAAGGCAAGCAGCAATAAGGTTTGAATCGGATGATGATGCGACCAATGGCGTTAGGCTCGGGGTAGGATTCAGGGTTGGCGGCACTCGCCTAGACATCAGACCTAACGGAAGACGATGACCAAGTTACTACAAGGCAGGCTTCCTTTTGCAATGAACGAGGTGGTTGATCCATCTACGTTCAATAGGACCATTCGCCTGCTAGAACTTAGTCTGGACGCATTTGATCCTGATGACACCCCGCAATTCACTTCAGAAAGAAGGGACCAACTAAAGTTCAATGCAGGCACAGTAATCTGGAATACGACAGAGGGCGTGCTTCAGGTGTACTTAGGAAGCGTATGGCAAAATATATCTGTGCCCTCGACATCTGGGGTAAGTGCTACAGGCAGCGTTGGAACAGTAAGCGTTGCTACAAATGGTTCTATCATTGTGAGTATTAGCTAATGGCAGAAATTAGAAGACGTGCTAAATCGCCTAAGCGAAAATCCTCAACAAAATTGTGTGCTAGAGGAAAGGCTGCAGCTAAAAGGAAGTTTGATGTTTACCCCTCTGCTTACGCTAATGCGTATGCAAGCCGTATATGTGCGGGAAAAATTAAAGATCCCTCTGGGGTAAAAAGAAAAGACTTTCGGGGTCCAAAGCCTAAGGGCAAGAAGGCTGGCGGTTTTATAGAAGCTCGAGGTCAAAATATGCTTATGTCGGATAAGCGTAAAAGAACCAGGATATCCTGATGAGCCTGAAAGAATGGTTTGGTAAGGGCAAGAAAGGTGACTGGGTTGATATTGGCGCTCCCAAAAAGGACGGCAAGTTTCAAAAGTGTGGTCGGAAGAAAGCCTCTGCCAGTAAGCGTGCTGCAAAATCTGGAAGGAAATACCCAAAGTGCGTGCCTCGATCTGTTGCGAAGAGAATGACTGAGGGTGAGCGTAAGAGCGCAGTTCGCAGGAAAAGATCAAAAGCGCAGGGGGTTGGAGGCAAGCCCACGAATGTGAAGACGTTTGTTAAAAAAGCAAACGGTGGCTTGATGAGCAAGAATCATCGAGGGTGTGGCGCAGTGATGCCAGACAGAAGAAAAGTAACTAAGTACAGCTGATGTTTAAAAAATTTGTACAAGAGTTTAATAACGGCGGAAAGGTCAGAAGACGACCTGTTATGCCTAAAAGGAATAAGAAGAACTTTCGGCCCACAAAGGCTGGGGCTGGAATGACAAGGGCTGGAGTAAAGTCTTACCGGCGGTCTAACCCTGGAAGCAAGTTAAAAACAGCAGTAACAGGTAAAGTTAAAAAGGGAAGCAAAGACGCTAAACGGCGCAAGTCATTTTGCGCTAGATCTGCAGGGCAAATGAGGATGTATCCAAAGGCGGCAAGGAACCCTAATTCTAGGCTGAGGCAGGCTAGGAAGCGTTGGAGATGCTAGCGTATTTCAATATACTAAAGGATTCGCCTTATATGGCTAACCTAATAAAACAAACTTCTTTTCTGAAAGGACGCAAAGTGTCTAGCAGGGGGGCAAATGGTTGATCCAATAACAGCGGCATCAGTAATAACGTCTGGGTTAAGCCTTCTTGGTGGTTCTAAGAAGAGTAAGCCGCCTCCCAAGTCAAAGTTAGATCTGGCTCTTGAAGATGCTGGAGTATCTTTCTTACGCGAAATTGATCGCTCTCAAGCTTTCTCTCCCGGAAAAACATTAGGTGAATATAGCCCAAATGAAATGCAGACACTTGGCTTCCTGCCCGGTGGTATAGGGGGCTTCAATGTAGACTACGGGGGAATGCAAGATCAGAGATATGCTAACTACCAGACCCCTTCAGCCCCCGGTCAACAATTAGCAATGTTTGGAATGGCTCCGGGGCAACCACTGCCTAGCGTAGGTGGGGGCACAGGCGTAGGTGGGGGTATTGGGGCATTGCAGCCGCCACCAACCTCTGTCCTTAGCCCTTTTCTGCAAGAAAAAGCAGATGACATTGTTGCGATATCAAGAGAAGACCAAGGGTTGCCAGAGATAGGTTCTTTTGCGGATCTAGCACCTAAGCCAGATCCACTAGATTATGGTGCAAAATCTGTTAGCGGCCCCAAAATTGATTGGGGGCCTCCAGGTAGAGGAGGTGGCGGGGGTATTAGAAACAAAGAAAACTACGACGCAGCATTGGCTGATTGGGAAAGAGCAAAGGAACGATATGAAAATTTGTATAACGATCCCAACGAAGTACAAACAGCAAGGTACGGTGGGATTATGACTCTCGCTAATGGCGGTTTTTCAGAAGAAGATTTCCAAAGGATGAATGGCCCTATATCTGGTCCAGGCACAGAAACATCTGACGATATACCTGCCATGCTTTCTGATGGCGAGTTTGTTGTAAACGCCAAAGCTGTCCGAGGTATAGGCAGGCTTGGTGGCGCAAATCAAAGTAAAGAAGATCAGCGCAGAGAAGGGGCAAGAATGATGTATGCCCTTCAACGTGCCGGTGAACAAGCGATGAGGAGGTCTTCATCATGAGTGAGACGCAAACTTATCGAACATCAGAAACTGCTCTTACCCCAAGTTTCACTAGAACCTTTCAGGACCCTGCTGCTGAACTCGCATCGAGAAGAATGCTGGAGGCTTATTTTGGTCCTCAAGGGTTAATTAATAGGCCCATTCCTGTCCCTGAAAAAGAAATAGCTGGGCTTTCTCCGCTAGAGATACAAGCTCGCAACCTAGCAGGTGGCTTAGGTGGGTTTGGGCAGCAGTTAGCA